GCCGTTGCACAGCAGCACACGCTGCCCGAACATCGTCGCCGGACACATGGTCGGGTAGTACAGGCTGTCATCCAGCGTCACGAATATGTTGGTGACCTTGTCGCCGATCTCGCGCGCCTCGCCGCCACGGCATTCGAAGATGCCCGCGCCGGTGAAGGTCTGCATGTAGCGCCCGATGCGGCCGACCGGGCGCGGATAGCGCTGCCCGACCTGCGGGTCGATATTCGAGTAGTTCATGTTGGTGGTGAACGGCGACTCGGGCGTGCCCTGGCCGGACAGCTGCACGTTGGCGATCAGGTCGATGCTGCTGTCGCCGTAGACGTAGAGATAGCCCGCCGAAGCGGCCAAATCCATGTAGCTATAGACCAGCCTGTCCCCGAAGTACCCAACAGACCCACCGCCATCGGTGGTCGAGAAGTTCGCGCCGTTGGAGGGGGCCGAGAACGAGATCACGTCCTTTCCGGCGACGAACAAGCGGTTTTGATACACCTCCATGGTGTAGATGCCCGGCAGTCCCACCGGCATCGTGAACGGCACTCCCGGTGTCGTCTCCAGTCCGTCCGTTAGCCAGTCGGGTGCGGGTGATCCCGGTGCCGACAGCAGGCTTCCGTCCCATGCGTACAATCCTTGTGGTGATCCGAACAGGACACCGCCCTGCTGGCCTGCAACATTGCCGAAAAACTGCGGCCGCCAGACCTTGGCGCTGGCCCAGTAGTTGGGCGCAATCGGTTGCCAGATTTGCCCGATATTGGTGACGGCGTGGGTGTCTAAATCGACCTCATCCACAGTTCCGTCGTCGAGAAACATCCAGCCCAGGCGTCCGGGTGGCGGCTTCTGGAATTGCGGCGTGCTGTTGCCGATGAAGCCGAAGAACATGCGCACGATATGCGTGCCAGTGGGCGCGGTGTAGATCGCCGGTCCGTGGCCCCAGCACGAGCGCAGGTTGCCCGGGCCGATGGCGAACAGGTTCTCGTTCCACCACTCCTCGTCGTCCTGGATGGAGCCGCGTCGGCCTTGCTGGTTGAGACCCCGCCACGTCCCGAGGGTGAATGCAGCATTCTGCTCGGGATCGGTCTGGATGGGCATTTACGCCGACCGCATCGTCGCGCCGTAGGCGGTCTGGATCATTTGTGGACAAACGACCGATGCGCACATCGGCAGGTCGTTGTTGAACAGCATCGCCATCGCGCCCGCGTCCTCGCGCCGCTGCTGCTGCAGCAGGCACAGCGTCGCCGCCCAGTACGGGATGGCGTCGGCCCAGGGAAACGGGATGGGGTCGATGTCCTTGTCGGTCAGCAGCGGCTCGGGAATGACGGTGAGGTCGACCTCCATCGGCATGTTCTGGGTCGGGATCGGCGCGAGATAGATCGAGGCCGCCGGTCCGCTGCCGTACTGCGCCCACCAGCCCGGCTCGCTGATGCTGCCCATGAAGGTGCCGCCGTAGATGCGGAAGCGCGCCTGGAAGTCGGTCCAGATCAGCCTGCGCCACAGCGGCTTCCATGAGCCGCCCTCGATCCGGCTGGTATTCATGTTCCAGCGCCCGCCGAGACCGACGGCGAGCGAGCGGCACGCCAGGATCGACTGCGTCTGCGGCATCACGCCCTGCACCAGCGCACTCCAACCGGCGAACGGGTAGACCTCCTGCATCGGGATGGTCTGCGTGCCCGGCGGCATCACGCGCAGGCACCCGCTCACCGCCGATATGCGTCTGCGGGCGCGGTTGATGTAGTTGGTCAGCGTCGGAATGGTGAAGAACTGCCCGCCGGTGTCATTCAGCAGGTTCTGCGTCTCGGCGATGTAATTGTTCAGCATGTCGCATCATACTGACTTACGCCGTGTCCGTCTCTTCGCCGATACGCCTTCGGGCTCGGGCTCGGGCTCGGGCTCGGGTTCGGGCTCTCCGGGCGGATTGATCACCGGCGGCACCGGCGGCGGCGCAAAGCCGTGGATCAGGATGTTCTGCGTCGTCGGCGTCTGTGGCGGACGATCATTGCCGATCATCATGGTGTTGGTGAACACGATGGGCGGCGATGGCGACACGGTCTGAAAGCCGGGGAAGACGGCGACCCACGGTCCGCCGATAACCGGCTGCGCGATGCCCGCGACCGATGGCGGCACGGCGGCGGGCGCAACCACTGGGCCGATGAGACTGCCGATGGGAACGGCACCGGCCGGTGGCGGCGTCGGCGGCGGGAAGTTCGGGACCGGCTTGTTAGCGCCGAACACCGGCGGCGGCGCGATGGGCTTGAACGCGGGAAAGAACGCCAGCGACGGCCCGGCGGTGAAGGTCACCGAGTCCAGTGCGGCGGCGGTGGTGGCCTGGCTGGTGCGATAGGTGCCCGCCCCGCCGGGGGTGGTGCCGCCGATCTGCTTGATGACCGTGGTATTGGCCGGAATGCCGGTCCCGGTGATGGTCATGCCGGGCTGGATGAAGCCCGCTACGCCCGTGACCGGCAGGCTGGTGCCACTGGCCCCGCCAGCACCGACAATGCCGGTGACCGGGGGCAGCAGCGTCAGCGGGTCTATCGCCGCCAGGTCGTTGGCGGGGATGTCGGCTTCGGCGTCCGGCATTGTGGTCCCCAGATTAGTCCGGTGCCGCCTGCGCGGGTTTCGCTCTCGAACGCACGCGGCTGACGCGGAAACGGAAAGGTCGGGTTGAGCTGCCGCGCATAGAACGGATCAAGCAGATGCGAGCAGGGGATGACGTAGACGGGCCAGCGCGCGGGCAATGCCACCATGCCCTGCGCCGGTCGTGAGAACGGAGCGCCGCAGCCGCACGCCATGTGTGATCTCCGTTATGGGATCGGAGGTGGTCCGGCCGGGAAGCCCGCAGCGCCACCCGTGATGCCGTCGATGATGATGCCGGTGGACGGTTTCGAGCACACCAGATTGAGCGCGGTCAGGGAAAGGCCGACGCTTGCGATCTGCCCCTGCGGGATCGTGCTGTACCAGCCGGTCCAGGCGAAGTTGGCGTCCTCGTGGATCACCAGCGTGATGTACTTGCTGTTGAACCCGAATGCGGTACCCACCGGGCAGTTGAGGTCAAAGAAAATCGGGGTATCTCCGAGGAGGAGGCCGCGGAACCCCGAATTGACCGGGTCATCCTTGCCCCACCTGCTCGATGGGTCGTTGTTATAGCGCTCCACGGTCATGAAATCGGTCAGCAGGGTTGTCCAGTCCTCGACCGACATCACCACGAAGTCGAGCGCCTCGCCGCCCGCGTTCTTGACTGCGCGCAGCAGCATCGGGATCAGGGTGGCGCGGGTGAGCACCGCACCGGCGGCGGCGACGTTGAGTCCCGCCCAGGTCGGGAAGGTGCCACGGTCGATCCCGCCATAGACGCCGGTAGCGCCGTAAGCATCACGCAATGAAAACATCTGCAACACATTCGCGACCGGCGGCCCGAACAGGGCGAGCGCCAGCGAATGCAGTGCGGAATTCTTGAGGTCGTTCAGCTTGAGCATCAGGCGCGACGCGACCGCGATGGCGTCTTGCGTCACCAGCTGCTCCAGGCCGAGTGAGCTGACCGGCGTGGCCAGCGCGCACATGTTGAATTCGGCATTGACGGTGGCGGCTACGTCGGTGGGCAGGTTGAATTGCCCGGCTGGACCGATCCACGATGACGCGACGTACTGCCCGGTCTGAACGGGCTGGGTGTAGGGTGACACACCGCCCGATGCGCGGATGGCATTTCTGAGCAGCAAGGCCAGAAGCGGGTTCTGTCGATAGAGTAGAACCACCACCATTTGCGCAAACACGCGACGCACGGTCGCCTGCAGTTCGAGCCCTATTGGCCCTGACGGGATCAGGCCAGCACCCAAAATCGGCATATCGCTCTCCTACCCCTAGAAGCCGCTGTCTTTCGCCTTGACCTGGTCGCGCCGGATCGCGCCGAGGATTTCCTTGCGCGCCCAGCCCTCTGGGTCGGCGGAAATCTCGGCGAAGCCGTCTTGCTTCGCGTGGTTCCAGTAATGATCGCGACCGGCGTCGGCGTCCGCTTCACTTTGCTTGGGTTCTTTGGAGGCGCGGTAGCTTGCTGCTACTTCGTAATCACCGATGTTGCGTTCGAGCATGAACTTTTCGAGGTCCTGCATGCCCTCGTCGGTGAACCCGTATTCCTTCTGGGTCTTGGCGCGCATATCACGGTAGCGCTTGTCGGCATCTTCGTCGCGCCGGGCCTGCTCGGCTTCCTGGCGCTCTTTCCTGTCTTCGTCCAGGCGCTTCTCGACCCGCTCCTCGATGTCGAGGTCGGGTATCTCCATGTTGGGATATTTTTTCTTGATCAGGCGCTTGGCTTCCTTCGACAGCGCCGGGTCGTTGTAGATCGTCTCGACGAAGTCGGCCACCTGCTTGCGGCTCTGCAGGAACTCGTACTCGGTGTCGTCGATCTCGCGCCGGGCCATGACTCAACCTAGTTGCTGTTGGTCTTGCCAATGATCGATGGCTGCAAAGGCACGCCGCCCTCGGGTTTTGGCACCACCTTCGGGATCGCGCCCCACTCCGACACCTCGGACTGGGTGTCCACCTGCAGAACGGTGCGCGGTGGCGTCTCGGGCGGGCTGCTGATCGGGGGGTCGTAGCTGCGGTTCTGTGCCATTTGTTCCTCCTACTACGTTCCTGGCAGCGGCGTCGAGGGCATCGGGGCTTGCGGCATGGCTCCGGCGGGCGCGCCCGGTACTGGGCCGCCGCCCTGCTGCTGACCCTGTGCCTGCTGGCCCATGATCTTCTGCAGCAGCGCGTTGCGCACGGTGTTGCGCAGCAAGTCCTGCAACTGGGTCTGCTGCACCCCGGTGGTCGCCGCGCCCTGGCCGACGTGCTTGCTCAGCGAGTTCAGCGCGCGCAGCGCATCACGGTGAATGGGACTGCCGGGCTGCAATCCCGGCAGCGCCTGCTGCATCAGCGCGAGCGCGTTCATGACCATGGTCATCGACGAGGCTTGATCGCCAGGACCGGGAGCGCTGACCTGCGGGCCGGTTTGACGGCGTGATAGCGCCGCCAGTATCGGCCCGCCTCCCTGCGGAGGACCACCGGGCGCACCGCCGCCTGCCGCATCGGGGTCGGGACCGGCGGGGGCGGCAGCGTCATCGGTGATCGGGTCTGCCATGGGGCGGGCAGGCTAACCCCTACTTTCGCCGTCGTCCAGCGCCACCGCCGCGCCGCGTGCCCGGCAACTGCAGGACCTCGCGCACCATCTCCTCCTGCTTCTCGGCCTTGGCGGCTTGCGCCTGCGCCTTCTGGCGTTGCCGCAGCCGTGCGAGCAGCAGCTCGGCACCGGGCGGGTGCAGCATGTGGATCAGGTCCTCGCTGTCGATGGCGTTGGCGCGCGCCAGGGCGATGGCGACTTGCCGGTTGTCCTCGGCGAATGCGGGCGACGCGCTGTGGCTGTCGACCTGGACCTGGAAGTCGTCGGGGAATTCCTTGAGCGTGAACTCGATGCTGTTGCCATCGGTCCGGTAAATGCGCGGGTCCATCGCCTGCATGATGCGCAACGACAGATACCCGGACTCAGCGAGCTGGCGTTCCACCCGCGCCGCTTGCTCGATCAGGCGCGGGGACGAGGTGCGGACCAAGGTCTGAGCGTGAACGCCAGCTCGCACTCCAGGCTCTCCCTGACCGCTCATTATCGGGGAGAACCCACTCGCTTCCTCGAACAGCCCGATGAGAAAGTTCAGCTCCTCCAGCGTCTGCGGAGGCGGGGGCTGCACCAGGGGGTTGGCCTTGGCATTGGGGTTGGGGTCGTTGATGAACCCGCCCTCGGAGATGATCTTGTAATACTGCTCCTCGGTGATCGAGGTGAAGCCGGAGAATACCTGCGGTGCGTTGACGTTCCTGTCCCACAGCACCTTGATATCGCGCAGGCGCTTGTTCAGCACGTCTTGCAGCATCTGCACATCGGAGATGTACGACCGTCCCCAGAAATATCCCGGCGTGATCTGCGGCTGGATTTTGACGAACGAGGAGCGGCCCGGAACCTTGGACAGGTTGCGCCGCGTCATGTCGCCTTCGATGATGATGTCGGGGTAGATCACCTGCATGGTGGTGTAGTCGCCGCCCCGGTCGCGGTCCTTGATCCACAATTCGCAGAACTTGACCGTCGGCGAGATGCGCCGGTTAGGTTTCCATGGCGTTGGCACCGGAAATACGTTAACAATACCAGCAGCTTCTGATCTAGGTGCCCCTCCAGGCTCACCCAGCGGGTTCAATCCTCCCACCACCATCTGGTGAAAATAGCTCGGCTGTTCCTCGTCCTTGGTGCTCGGTCGACCGGCGGAAACGCGGTCGAATATCTCCTTCTTGCGCGGATGCTCGTCGAGCAGGCTCCGCAGCCTGGTCATCGTGGGGTAGGTCACATGGCAAAATGCCTCTTGCTCGTCGAGGTCGAGAATAGTCTCGCCAAGAACGCCGAAGTTCTGTGGATGCACGGCCGCGAGCTTGAAGCCTTCGTCGTGTGGGTAATGCTTGAGAAGCTGGCAACCGTTCACCATCGACCATGTGACTGCCTCGGCGAAGGTGATGTCGCTGTCGGTCGAGCGGAAGTCGGCGGATAGCTTCTCCGACACCAGCTGCGCGCGCTCCAGCACGCTGGGGTCCTCGCCGGTGTCGAAGATGACCTGAAAGCGCACGTCGGTCGGCTGCATCAGGAAGCCGGACAGCTTGTCGATGAACGGCTTGGTCTTGTTGTAGATGGCGGCGCGCGAGTCGTAGGTGCCGGTGTAGTAGTATTGCGCGGCGCGGGTGTAGACCAGCGCACGCTCCTCGACCGAGGCCATGCACTCGTCGATGACCTCCTTCACCCACTTCTCAAGCGAGCCTTCCTTATCGGAACGCGGTATCTTGAGCACGCCACTCCACCTCCCGGTAGATCGCGTTGAGCACGGCCACGACGTTGGGCGGGCTATCCTTCATCCAGCCCCAGAGGAATTCCTCGTACGAGATTAGCTCCCGCATGGACATCTGCGTCAATGTCGCCATGCCGTTGTCCAGCGACATGACCCGCCCATTGTAGATGAACGGCATCATTTCAGCCTGTAGGGCTTCAACTCCTTCTGCATTTTCTTGCGGTAGGCGGCCACGTCCTTGATCGGCGCATTGTGCAAGAAGTTGAGCAGTGGGTGCTGGTCGTAGAACGCCCTCATCTCCGGCGGAATGAGCCGGTTGAGTTCGTCCCGGATCAGCTTCATTCGACGTTCTTCGATAAAATCGCGCTGCATCACCACACCTTGATGGCCCGCTTCTTGGAATTGGCGATCAGGTCGGGCTCGGCCCCGCTTTTCAGGTTGGCCTGCAGCACGTCGAGCCCGCTGCCGTGCTTGAGGCGCGACTCACGTCCGGCGGCGATGGCCATCTCCAGGGTCTGGTTCGCGGCCTGCC